ATGAGCAGAAAAACCCAACGTTACTCTAAAGAGTTCAAAGCCGAAGCTGTCAGAACGGTTCTTGAAAATCAACTTTCGATCAGTGAAGGCGCTTCCCGATTATCCCTTCCTGAAGGCACTTTAGGACAATGGGTTACCGCCGCCAGAAAAGGGCTCGGTACTCCTGGTTCCCGCACGGTGGCTGAACTGGAATCTGAAATTCTGCAACTGCGTAAGGCGTTAAATGAAGCTCGCCTTGAGCTCGATATATTAAAAAAAGCAACAGCGTATTTTGCACAGGAGTCGCTGAAAAATACGCGTTAATCGAACAATGGCGACAACAATTTCCCATTGAAGCGATGTGTCAGGTATTTGGTGTATCCAGGAGCGGTTATTACAACTGGGTACAGCATGAACCCTCAGACAGAAAACAAAGTGATGAGCGGCTAAAACTGGAGATTAAGGTGGCACATATCCGCACTCGCGAAACATATGGAACCCGGCGGCTCCAGACGGAGCTGGCAGAGAATGGCATCATCGTTGGTCGTGACCGACTGGCACGTCTTCGTAAGGAGCTGAGGCTACGCTGTAAGCAGAAACGCAAGTTCAGAGCGACTACGAACCCGAACCACAATCTGCCAGTTGCGCCAAATCTGCTGAACCAGACGTTCGCTCCTACAGCACCAAATCAGGTCTGGGTGGCGGACCTGACGTATGTTGCCACACAGGAGGGATGGTTGTACCTCGCTGGCATCAAAGATGTTTATACGTGCGAAATTGTCGGCTACGCCATGGGAGAGCGCATGACAAAAGAGCTGACAGGTAAAGCCCTGTTTATGGCGCTCAGGAGCCAGCGCCCACCTGCCGGGCTAATCCACCACTCTGATCGAGGTTCACAGTACTGCGCATACGATTACCGGGTCATACAGGAGCAGTCTGGTCTGAAAACATCAATGTCGCGTAAAGGTAACTGTTACGACAACGCTCCGATGGAAAGCTTCTGGGGAACGCTGAAAAATGAGAGCCTGAGCCACTATCGTTTTAATAACCGGGATGAAGCCATCTCAGTAATACGGGAATACATTGAGATTTTCTACAATCGTCAGCGTCGTCACTCTCGTCTGGGGAATATCTCCCCGGCAGCCTTCAGGGAAAAATATCATCAGATGGCTGCTTAAAAAAAGAACAAATGGTAGTGTCCGCTATTGCCAGTACACCTCAGTCAGATATGTCAGCAGCCCAAACAGCAGACTCCCCAGCACGCCTATTGCCGCCCACTGAGACGGGGAAACCCTGTCCAGCAACTGCAGGAACCAGTAGCCCGTTCCCACCGCTGACGTGGTGTATGACACACCTGTTGTGATTTTTTCCATCTGGTCCATACCCCGTCTCCCGTTATCCGGAAGCTGACAACAATAAAAAAGCCACCAGTTAACTACTGATGGCTCTGATAACTCATGCAAGCGTCTCAGACGACCCACTGACACTACCGGTGAGTTTAACGATACCTTCCATTTGACTGGCTCACTTTTTATGATGATGCCGGTGCATTTATCTCCAGCACCAGACTTTCTATCTCAACGCCATACGTTGCATTTTTGGTAATATCCGTCAGCGTCAGTGCATTTAGTCCCACTGCCAGACTGTCTTTTATGGCCTGGAATGCCGGGCCAGTACGATGACGTAGTATCACTCCGGCTCAGTTGCACCACTGACCACCACATCACCTTCTGCTGCAATCGCCTGCATCAGGGTATAAGGGGTTATGGCCACCGGACTACCAAACGGCTGCCAGCCCTCTTTCAGTTTATGTGTCAGCTTTTCCGCAAGATCTGACGGCGGCGCCGCCCTGACAACATCATAGTGTTTAAATGCCATGGTTCTTTCCAACATCTGAAAAATAATTCTTTAAAATACCTGACATGTAATACAGAAAAAACACAAAACCATACCTTAAATAAAAACCTGATTATCAAGCAGATATGCATGGATAAACTACAAGACGAGATATAAACCACCCTGCATTTAAATAAACAATAAACAACATCAGAAAAATAATTCTGCTCTATGGTTTAATTCAAAAATATCATTTATACTTTTCAGAACATCACCAGCAAGGCATAAACAAGGAAACTAAATGAAGTGGATTGTGATTGATACAGTTATCCAGCCATCATGCGGAATATCTTTTTCAGTCATATGGAGTAAAATAAAATTAATAATCTGGTATCAATCGGATGCTTTCTTACCTCCTGAAAGTATATTTACACTGACTCACACAGGCATCATGCTCAATAACAAAGTGCTACCTGTAACCATTTACAACGTAGTACCATTCAATAAAACATTCTGGAATTTAATCAAAAACAGCCAGGAATGCCCTACAAATACAGATAACGTATTGAATGAATGCTTTAATAACCGTTGCACTCTGCAAATATGTCCTTATGGACTAAAACAACAAAGTCCATAAGGAGTTTACTCACATCTGACAAAATCAATATAAACAGCCCCTCCGGAGAGGGGCTGGAGAGTGGCGCTATGTGCCATTCCATGGTGCCGGGTGCCTCCCGGTGAATTCAGTACCAGCACCTGAATCCGCGATTATCCCATATACCTACTCGCTGATTGCCCCTCCGCACAGGGGGATTCACCATGCCAGTTTCTTTTAACAAACTCCCCGCAAACCAGACAACAGTCAACCGCCTGAATTGTGAAGTATTTAAAAATTTCTCCCGCTAACTGATACCCGGCTAACAGTCTGGCGTTTTCTTTTTCAGCAACGGGAAAGCAACAACCACCACACCCGCCACCAGCACACCGTCAGCCGGCACTGACATTATCCGGCTGCTGCAATGCCATTAACAAAAACAGTAAGCAATCACTTTTTACCGTAACAGGTGATAATCCAGATATGTATCTACCCCAGATGAGTAATCCGAAGTTCATCCATACCACAGGTCCTGGCTATTCTGTTGTACTCCTGAACAAGAGCAAATAATTCTGAATTAGCAACCATGAACTCATCGCAAACCCTCTGTATAGCATCACTATTCAGAATAATAACGTCTCTTCCCGAAAGACGATCAGGAGTACAGAACAAAACTGTCAAACGGCTGAAGGCCTTTGCTCGTGCTGCATTGACTATATCAATACGCTGCCTAAGGATGAAACACCCCGACGCCTCATCAATATTCACTCTACCCACACCATATGAATGATAAATACTTAATGCTGAAAAAACCATTAGACCGTATAACAAATACTCAATCAATACTTAACAGAACTTTTATTTTTGACAAATATATAATATTTTCAACAATATCCTGAGCCAGGTATATTTCAGTATAAGGCTCTGCCGGAAGGAATCTGGAAGAATGAATATGGCGCGCTGTACTGGATTCGAACCAGTGACCGATTGCTTAGAAGGCAATTGCTCTGTCCGGCTGAGCTAACAACGCTGAATACCGATAATGGACCGCCATCGGGGACCCGCCCCCCGCACCAACAACCCTGTTATCGTGTCGTCTGCTCTTCCTGATAAGCTAATGGCGGTTTGTGATGGTGGCCCTTGCTGGATTTGAACCAGCGACCAGGCGATTATGAGTCGCTCGCTCTCACCACTGAGCTAAAGGGCCGGGAGCAGAATAATAACGGTCCGTAATTAATTTCGCAATAAAAAAACCCGCTCAGCGGCGGGTTGTAGAAACTCTTCTAACGCCAGGCATAAAACGCCCATCATCATGACGAATTTACCACAGATTCCGGAAAAATCAACCTTGTTACCTAGTTACCTTTTTTAACTGCCGCTCAGCCCATGCTTCTTCAATATCAAACCGGGTCACCAGCGCATCATAAAATTTCTTAACTGTTTTTTCCCATGACGCGCGTGTTATCTGGTTTGTCACCTCGCATATAGCATTAAATGCCTCCGTTGATGGTAGTCTTTCATAGCCACGACCACCACAACGCTGGCAGTCTCTGATAACAGGCATACCACGTTTTACCGACTCTTCACGATGAATGGCGACACCACGCCCACGGCAATCCTTACAGGCGGTGGAAACCTCACCCTTTCCGCCACACTCCGGACAGGCAACTTTTACCACCTCCCTGACTTTTTTCCATTCTTCCCAGTAAGACGGATACACACCTTTCGTACACTTTGCCCATACCGGCGGCTTACCATCCGGATACTGGATCTTGTTTGTAAAAACTATGCTTTCAATAAATTTTTCCCCATAGCAACAAGGGCACTGCTTTTTACTCGCTGCGCTGCGGGCATAATCCTCAAAAGCGTACGAAGCCATAATGCGCATCACTACCGGTTTTATTTCTGCCGGAAGTTTTCTCAACGCCGCCACACGATCGCACCGACTGAGTGCATAATCTGCCAGTAATTCTGTTGCCCGCGCCCTGTCATTCATACTGATGCCCATTTTCCCCAGGAACGCAGAAAAACCCATCTCAGCCCGATTCTGTGTCATGCCCTGCGCGGCCATCACATCAGTGATACTCAGCGCATCTTTTGACGTTGAGGCCGATGCATCGGTCAGGCCAGGGGATTTTGGGGAGTAGTATTTCGGTAAATCTTCCAGTTTCATTTTTTGACCTGCTCTTAATGCATTATGGGGTAAATCTTCACCCCCAGACGTCCACCAGATACTGGCTGACCACGAACGATATTGATTTCATCAAACTGCTCATCGTCCATTAACACTCCCGCATGCGTCAGCGCATCCAGCGGTGCTTTCAGGATATTGTCCAGGTCGCGACGACGCTTATCCGGTGGCTCTGCAATCACCTTTATCGCCAGCCTTCCGGACAGGCTTAATTTCAGCCGCTGCTGGCGAACAATAAGCGCCACAGCCCGGCGATAACGCTTTCCCTCCTCCGAGATAAAATATGTGCTGCCACGGCGTCGCCAGTAAGTGTTCACCGTCGGCGGGTAAGGTAAAACCAAATCTATGAGCATCAGTCACCTCTTTTACCCAAGCACGCCAGTTGCAAAGGCGTGATCAAGAAAACGAAAAATTAAATCAACCTGAGAACCATGCTTTTCTTCGAACGCCAGAGGATCCGCATGAAGCTCGTTGTGATGCTCCCGACACAGCGGTAGCGTGAAAATATCGTGAGATTTGGTCCCCATTCCGCCCTGACCATGACCAATCAGGTGATGGGGATCGTCGGCTGGCTTACCACAACACGCACACGGCTGTGTCTTCACCCAGCGTTTGTATTTCTCGTTAACCCAGCGGCGACGTTTAGGTCGTTTCATGAAAGATTCCGGAGACTCAGGATCAACGGCAATGCTGACCACCGTCTTTTCCTGTTGTGGGTTCTGTTGCTGGTGGGCGTGAGGCAGCGGCGCAAGATTTTTTGTGCGCTGTTTCAGTATGCTGGTGGCGGTCTGCTCTCCCGGTACGATGTCGCTTTCACGGTACATTGAGCGGATTTTTTCCGCACGCAACCCCAGCGAACGACGTAATACCGCTTCCGGTAGCGCGTCCGCCACCTGATTGCGGACCGCCCACCAGGATAATTCAGCTAGAGATAATTCACGCTCCTGCGTACCGCTTATTGCGTGACCGATGACGTCAATCATCCATGCTGACAGGTTTTGATGAGCAAGTTGCTCGAGTGATTCGGATGTCTGGTCACGCAGCTGGTTGTCGCAGTGCCAGCACAATACCATTGCGCCGGTACCATAACGGTGAATGACGGTTTCGCTGTGATGATAATCGCCGTGTGGCCACTGGCAGGATTTAATATGGCGCAACAGCCAGTCAGACAATGCGCCAGCACCACCAGCAGCACGAATCACCCGTGCGTTACTGAAAAACGGCAGCAATGTTTTGTCTTCCACTAGCGGCTGGCGAACGGCAGGAACGACCCCGGACGGCAGATTACGCATGCTTTTCGGTTCCGGCTCCACCAGTACCCGGGTATTGTGGAATACCGGCATGGATTCACGACCGGGCTTAAGGACCACCAGCCCGAGTTCCGGAACCAGAACAGGTCGAAGTAATACCCGCACGTTACCTCCAGATCCGTTGCTGGAATGTGCGGGACGGACGCGGTGGCTGTTCGGAGTAAGGGAGCCTGACGGAGATTATCTAGTGACGGTAGTCGAGGCTAAGGGCTTTTTTAACCTCGCATCCGCGCCTGCGGTAACACTGAATAAGCCATTCGGCCTGTTCTTCAGTGCATGAGGGATGCTGGTACCAGTCTGACTTAAATGCGTGAGAATACCGCTCGTGCGTGTGGGCAAGAACGGTCGAATTATCATGATTGTAATATTTTGCGTTGCGTGCCATCGGTTTTCTCCGGTGGCACGGTGTTACTCAGCGGGAGTTCAGCCCCGCGCAAGATTGTAGATGAGTTTATTCTTCTGAAAAAGCAGAAAAGCCAGCTTTTATTCCGATCTCTTTCAATGCCTGTAATGAAGTGACAAACTCACCGTCGCGCAAGATAAATCCGTCCGTCACTCGGGCATCCACAAAATTAATTAACGCAGCCCCATTTTTTTGCAAACACACAATGCGGTAATGACTAACAATATTTCCATTTTCAACGCACACAGCATAGAGGCCATCTTCACAAAAAATTTTACGCAGTTCTTCGATGTTCATCATCAGAATCCTTCCAGATAAGTAGCACTCCCCTGTTCGGGGTCCATCCCTTTTATCCCTGCGCGCTACTTAAGTATTTTTGATTCTATTCCGGCACCATCCAGAACTTCAAATGCGTTGAAAATAAAAACAAAAACCCGCCGAAGCGGGTTTAGTGCGGGTGCGTTGAGGATGCCTGCCACATCAGAGGTGGCGAGGGATTTCTCACTCGCCGGGTCTCTTACTCCTCAGGTTCGTAAGCTGTGAAGACAGCGACCTCCGTCTGGCCGGTTCGGATTCGTACCTCGCAGAGGTCTTTCCTCGTTACCAGTGCCGTCACTATGACGGTTAAACAGATGACGATCAGGGCGATTAACATCGCCTTTTGCTGCTTCATAGCCTGCTTCTCCTGTCAACGCAAAGCAGAAGTGTCACCTTCGGTGCGAAACAGAGATGTCATGCTTTGGT